AAAAAGTTATTAGAAATTCAGGCAGAATTAAAATGTCCAAAGGGAAGTTTAAACAAGTTCGGAAATTACAAGTATCGTAGTGCTGAACAAATTTTAGAATCCGTTAAACCATTGTTAGCAAAACACGGAGCAACATTAATTCTTAGTGATAGTATTGAACAAGTAGGAAACAAGCTATTTTTAAAAGCAACAGCAACGTTAAAATGCGAAGGTGGTATAGCTGAAGTGTTAGGATGGGCGGAACTTGGAGAACATAAAGGAATGTCAAGTGAACAATGTACTGGCACGGCTTCAAGTTACGCTCGTAAATATGCTTTAAATGGTTTGTTCTTAATTGATGAAACTGAAAGCGACCCCGATTCAAAAAACAACAAAAAGGCGGAAAAAATAGACAACGCACGTTTTGAGAAAGCACTTGAAGCCATTAAGGCAGGTGATTTCACCGTTGAACAATTACGTGAAAAGTTCGATTTAACTGAATTACAAGAAAAAGCATTGTTATTGTTATGAAAATACGAGCTTCACAAATAGGAAAATTAATGACTTCACCCAAAACAAAGGGTGAGGTCTTATCTAAAACTACTAAAACCTACATTCAGGAACTTGCAATAGAACATAAATACGGAATCCGTAAGGAGTTCTGGAGCAGGTACACGGACAAAGGTAATGAAGTAGAAGACGAAGGGATTGAATTGGTTAATGATGTTCTTGATTTAGGTTTCATCTATAAAAATGACGAGAATCTAACCAACGATTACTTAACTGGAACTCCCGACGTAAACACGAACGAAGTTCTTTTAGACGTTAAATGTTCTTGGGATGCTACAACGTTCCCATTTTTCGAAACTGAATGTCCGAATAAAGATTACTACTATCAATTACAAGGTTATATGTGGTTGTCGGGTAAAGAAGAAGCGTTATTATGTTATTGCTTAGTAAATACACCTTTTCAAATCGTAGAAGATGAAGTTAGGCGAGAACATTGGAAACAAGGGTTAATTGATGAAAGTTTAGACGTAAGAGACTTTGTGCAGAAAAAACATAACTTTGACCACATACCAAAAGAAAAGCGTGTCAAGGTCTTTAAAATAGCAAAAGACGAAAGCGTAATAGAACAAATTAAAGAACGAATAGAGTTAGCAAGAGTATATTATAACAATTTAATCCAAGAATTATGAGTGAAGATTTAAAAATAATGGGTTACTACAAAAACACGACCCGAGACCAAATAGTGCAAATCAAAGATTTAAAAAAAGATAAACTTTGGTATGAAACAATAAGGCAATATGAAGCGAACCCTATAACGGAGTTCTGCTGTTCGGTTGAAAGATTTAAACGATTATATATTAAAACAAAGTAAAAATGGAAAAAAGAGAAAACAGCGGAGCGTTATTTACTAACGACAAGCGAGAAAAGGAAACGCATCCGCATTACAACGGGAAAGCTACGATTAACGGAGTAGAGTATTATGTGTCTTCTTGGATTAAGGAAGGTAAAAACGGAAAATTTCAAAGTCTAAGTTTTAAACCCGTTCAGGAACAAGCAAAGCCAACAGGCAGACCAAGTTATAACAATAAAGGTTTTGATGATTTTTTAGGTAACTTATGAGAGAGCAGGCAAAAGTGTTAAGCGAAGCGAATGAAGTAACACGGGCAATGGTTAAACACTACCTACAAAAACACGAAATCAGCTTAAACGCTTTTTCAAAAGAAGTAGGTATAAGACAACCTAACTTACATAAATTCATGAGCGGAAGTAACCTATCGAGTAAGTCAATTGAAAGGCTTGGGGAGTTCTTCAGTAAGTAAATTTTAAGGCGGAACGTAAAAAATTCCGCTTTTTTTTATTCTTTTTGTTGTTATATTAAAAAATATAATTATATTTGTTCAACAATTAAAACTATTTATTATGAAAAATTTATTTATGAATTGCCCTGAATGTGATGGAGATGGTTATGTAACAATCGATTTAAACGATACTCATATCCCTTACGAACAAAACCCTGTTGACTTTACTTGTATGTCGTGCGACGGTAAAGGAGTAGCGATAGATAAAGACGAAGTAGAAGACCGTATGGGAATAATAGAAGATATGATTCAAGGGATGCAAACACGAATGCGATTACATTCAGATATGATAATGACTTGTAAGAAAGGTTTGTTACACGAATTAGCGGATAAATACGTTTATAGGTTAGACACTTGCGCTCGTGGTTTAGGTCGTTTGTTGAACTATCAAAAAAAATTGTATAAATTAGCCGAAAATTAGGCTATGAATTTAATACTGATTATAGCAGTTGCTTGGTGGTTTGTTAACTTCGAACCCCTGCAGCTGCTTTTTGATTTTATATTTACCCAACTAAAGGTTACTCACTTATCTAACTATATTCATTCGTCTTTAGGGTGTTGGAAATGTTGGTCGTTTTGGTCAACGTTAATTTATTCAGGTAGCTTTCAATATGCTTGTTTAGCTGCTTTAATTGCTTTTATCGTAGATATATGTTTGAACAAATTGAACTTGAAGTAATCAACGAGATAAACGCTTCAGCAGATGTAATTAAATATTCAAAGGTTAGCTTGAATAAGTTAAAAAAGATTAAGGAACTAAAAACGGGAAAAAAGGATGGAGAATGTTTTTGCTCCAACGTTCGTAGGCGGGTATGGTTCAAAGATTTTATGTCGTGGTTTGAAAACAATTCTTGACCGGTATATAAACACGAATTACGCTGAAATACGCAAATACACAAATTATTTTTTGGTGCGAATGAATAGCACCATAACAGCCGATGTAGTAATCAATAACGCTTATCTTTACTTAGTAGATTTAAACCCCGATATAAACACGGAAAACGAAGTTAAAAGCTATCTTCTTAACACAATCAAAAAGCAAATATTGTGGAACACTTCACAATCGAATAAAGACGAATCAGTCACGGCTATGGAATACACGAATAACGAAACAAATGACGATAGCGATTTAATATATAAGATAGAACAGGAGCGCAAATATCAACTTCATAAATCCTGCATTGAAATTTATAGAAACACGATTCAAGATAGAATTAAGTTAATTATATTTGAAGCATACTACGATAAAGGTTACACTACTTCAAGAGCAATGGGTAAGTACTTCAACCTTCCGTACGTTACAGCGCATTATTGGATTAAAGAAATAAAAGAAGATTTGAAACGAATAAAACTTGAAAATGAAAATTAAAGACGAACACAAAGGGAAAGTAATTATTAAATATGATTCCGTATTGGGACAAAGACGAATTGAAGTTGATAAACTTGACCCTAAACGATTTAGTTACTATCAGTCAATCGGATTAGGTTACTTGTTTGAACCTGAAGCAATAAGTTACACGGGAATAGAACAAGAAGAAACCGAAGAACCTATCGAAGAAAAGCCAAAAAGACGAAGAAGAAAAAGTGAATAGCGTTTATTTAAAAAGCGACTATTACATCGTGTTTATGAATCCAAGTAAGCATAAAAGCGAATGGAATGCTTTAAGATTAATTATGAAAGTTGCTGAAATAAACTATTGTGTGTTTATAGACTACCGATTATACTCATTGGAAATTCACGCAGTAGAAAAACACGAATTTGAAAGTTATAAATATAACCCTAATTAAATGAAATTAGTTAAGATAAGTGAGGTTAAACCAAACCCAAAGAACCCAAGAATAATAAAAGACGGAAAATTTCAAAAGTTAGTTAAGTCTATCCAAGAGTTCCCCGATATGCTAAATAAACGCCCGTTAGTGGTTTTTACTGACGTAGATAATAAATACGTTGTCTTGGGTGGTAATATGCGTTTAAAAGCCTGTAAAGAGATAGGATTAAAAGAGATTCCGATTATAGTAGCAGACGAATGGACGGAGGAACAAAAAAACGAATTTTTAATTAAAGACAACGTAGGTTTTGGTGAATGGGATTGGGATAGTTTAGCAAATGAATGGGATGCGGAAAAGTTAGACGATTGGGGTTTAGATGTTCCTATATTTAAAGACGATGAAACTGAATTAAAAGATTTGTCAAGTACAATAGATAATTTATATAGAATAGAAATTGTATGTAAAGACGAAGAACATCAAGAAAATAGTTATAACAAATTAATAGAACAAGGTTACGAATGCCGACTTTTGACATTATAAAAGAAGTAAAGCCAACTAAAACTTTTAGGGTTGCTTCAGTAATTGGTAAATTTGATTTGCAATCTGAAAATATTGTAGAACATTTTAAGGGAGATATTGATATTCCTTATAATTGGCAAATAGGTTTAATTGTAGGAAAAAGCGGAACAGGAAAAACTACAATAGCAAAACAATTATTTGAAGATGCTTATATAACATCTTATGAATATACTGCTGAAACTGTTTTAGATGATATGCCAAAAGAATGTAGCGTTGAACAAATAACATCTGCTTTTAATTCAGTTGGTTTTTCAAGTCCACCAAGTTGGTTAAAACCTTATTCAGTATTAAGCAATGGACAAAAAATGCGAGTTGATTTAGCACGTGCTATTTTAGAAAAAAACGAACTATTTGTATTTGATGAATTTACAAGCGTAGTGGATAGAAACGTTGCTCAAATAGGCTCTTTTGCTATGCAGAAAGCAATTAGAAAGACGAATAAAAAATTTATAGCAGTAACTTGTCATTTTGATGTTCAAGATTGGTTATTGCCTGATTGGGTATTTAATACCGATACAATGACCTTTCAAAGTTTTGAAGGGCAAAAAAAAAATAGACCAAAAATTAAATTTGAAATATTCAATTACGGAGATAAATCAATTTGGAAAATGTTTGCTAAGCACCACTATTTAAGTCATTCACATAACAACGCTGCAAATGTATTTATAGCAACCGTTAACGATGAAGTTGCAGGTTTTTTAAGCGTTTTACATTTACCTCATCCAAAAGCTAAAACAATTAAAAAAGTTCATAGATTAGTTATATTACCCGATTATCAAGGAGCAGGAATAGGATTAAAATTATTAAATGAAGTAGGTAAATTATATAAAAGAGACAAATGGCGTTACACGATAGTTACTTCTGCACCAAGTTTAATAAACGCTTTAAAAAAATCAAATCAATGGATTTGTAAACATTATGGAAGATTAAAAGCAGATACAGGAATAATACACGGAAATAATAATAAAGCAAATAATTCTAAAGAAAGAATAACAGCAAGTTTTGAATTAAAATAAACACCGAAATTACACCGAGATGAGTAAAGAAGATAATTTAAAACCACGTTGGGAAAAAGGCGAAAGCGGAAACCCAAACGGAAGACCTAAGAAATATGTTTCAGCATTAAAGGAACAAGGTTATAAGAATTCAGAAATTAACGATTGTATTCTTGTAATGATTTCAATGGACTTAGACGAACTAAAAGAGGTATGGCAAAATCCAAAAGCAACGATACTTGAAAAGACCATTGCAAACGCTTTAAGAAAGTCACTTGAAAAAGGTAGCTTATATTCAATAGAAACGCTTTTAAGTAGAGCGGTAGGTAAACCAAAAGAAAGCATCGACCATACTACGAATGGTGAAACTATGCGAGATATTCAAGTTACGATTGTAAATGCAAATCCAAGCGACTAATATATTCCAAAAGAACTATAGCGCACTTCAGAACAATGGGGTGCGTTTCGTCATAAACGAGGGTGGTTCACGTTCAAGTAAGACCTATTCGCTTTGTCAATTACTAATCGTTTATAGTTTACAAAATCCGCAGAAGGTTGTTAGCATTATTCGGAAAACATTTCCCGCATTACGAGCAACGGTTATGCGTGACTTCTTCGAAATCCTAAAAGAACTTAACATCTATTCACAGGAACGACATAACAAATCGGAACATATCTACACGTTCGATAATGGATCAATCGTTGAATTCTTTTCGGTTGACGATGAACAAAAGATACGAGGTCGTAAACGTGATATCGCTTGGTGTAATGAAGCAAACGAATTGTATTACGATGACTTCACGCAGTTAAATATGCGAACCGAGTTTAAGTTAATATTTGACTATAACCCATCGGAATCTTCAAGTTGGTTATATGAGTTACCGAAAGACGAAAGCATCTTAATTAAGTCAACCTATCGTGATAATCCATTCTTACCTGAAAGCATTAAGAAGCAAATCGAGGATTTAAAACGTACCGATGAATCGTTATATCAAATCTATGCACTCGGTGAAAAGGCAATCAGCAAGTCAAACATCTATTCGAATTGGAACTTTATTAACCATCGCCCGGCACGATTCGTTAATTATGTTTATGGGTTAGACTTCGGATATAATCACCCTACTGCATTGGTTCGGGTCTATTGGGTAGACAATGACATCTTCATTGAAAAGGTAATCTACGAAAGTTATCTGACTACTACGAATTTAATCGACAAGATGAATCAGTTAGGCGTAGAAAAACACGTTACGATATTAGCGGATTATTCACGACCCGAAATAATAGCTGAAATGAATAATGCGGGGTTTGATGTTCAGAATGCGAATAAAGTAGTAAAGAAAGGAATCGATAACATTAAAACGTTCGGGGTTTTTTGTGAGGATTCTAAAGAAATCAAAAAGGAATACGATAACTACAAATGGAAGAAGGTAGGTGACATAATCACGGATGAACCAATCAAATTATTTGACGATGCAATGGATGCGATTCGTTATGCTGTTACTCATATCAGACAGGAATATTACACGGACGATTCATACTTCGCCTTTTAAACATAAACACGGAAAAACTTAATATTGTTATGGCATATCGAGAAAGACAAAAGATTAGTCAAATGACTCCGAAAGGGTCTAACTTAGCTTCTACGGATTTAATAGAGATAAGTGAATTAGTTAGCGGAAGTTATCAAACCAAATCTATTACGGGTCAAGAAATCATTGATGCTGCAAGTGGTGCGGGTGGAACTGTTACAAGTGTAGATTTAACGATGCCTTCAGCGTTTAATGTAACGGGTAACCCAATAACAACGAGTGGAACATTGGCAGTTACGGGAGCGGGTGTAGTAAGTCAATATGTTCGTGGTGATGGTTCTTTAGCTAACTTCCCTTCCGTTTCGGGTGGTGGTGCTTCGACATCTTATTATTTAAATGGTTCGGTAAATCAAGGAACAATTGGTGGTGTTACTTATTACGAAATGAATAAGACACCTATATTAGGAGCGGGAACGGATTTCGTTCGTACAAATGGTGCGGGTAATGGTTACATCGCTTCATTCTTAACTGATGCCAATGACCCAAATTTATTAAAGATACCGGGCGGAAATTGGAATTTAGAATTTTATTTTTCAGCTTCAAGTAGTGGAAGCACACCTTCGTTTTATGTAGAACTTTATAAATACGATGGAACTACGTTTACGTTAATCGCTTCGAATTCTACAAATCCTGAAATCATAACGGGTGGTACTTCAATAGATGCTTATTTCACAACTTTAAGTGTTCCTGAAACTATTTTGTCAGCAACGGATAGGTTAGCAATTCGAGTTTATGTAACTACGGCAGGACGAACAATTACAATGCATACTGAAGATAACCATCTATGTCAAATAATTACGACATTCACAACGGGTTTAACTGCATTGAACGGATTAACTGACCAAGTTCAATACTTTGCTTTAGGTCAATCGGGTAGTGTCGTTAATTGGTCTTCGGTTGGTTCTACTCACACGTTAAACATTCCCATAAAATACACGATTGAATTAATCGATGCGTTAACGACTGACTTTTACGCACCTTATAATTTATCAATAGGTTCGGTTACTAATATTTTAAACGCACCTACTATTACGATTCAAGATGATGGTGTAGCTTATACACTTGGGAACACGATAGCTTCAGGTAGTAGAATAACAATAACAGCGAATACAGCATCGGTTGTAACTTTAAACGCTACAAGAATATGATAAGTGATTTGTACATTAAAGCTAAAGCACCTAATCGGTCAACTGCTACGTTACTAAAAAGCGGACAAACGACAAGTTACCGAACGGGTGATGATGGCGATATTGAAGCAGGTCGTTCCGTTTCTTTTACTACATTAGCGGAAAACAATCCATTCGGAAACACGAATCGTTTTACTTCTGAACTTGGAACACAAACCTACACTAATAACATCGTAATAGATTGGTCAACTTACAATGGCACAACGGTTTTAGGTCTTTCACGAGCAGCAATAGCAATGGGTAATACTTGGAATCAAGCTATTGATAATTGCCTTGCTTTTTCAGTTGGTAGTTTTACAAGCGGTTGGAGATTACCAAATATGAAAGAGATTTACAATTTTGTTAATTTTGCCAATGACCCTTCAAATTTTTTAAATTATTCACCTTTAAATTTATCTTCATCGGGTCGGGTATATTGGAGTTCAAACACAAACGTTTTAGCTTCTACATCAGCTTATTTTTTTAATAATGTAGGAATGACAGGTCAAACAACTAAAATAACTGCTTTTACATATTTTCCCGTAAGAACATTTAACGTATCAGGAACAACCTTAACATAAAATTATGGCAATATATAAATTTGAGCAATTCAAAGTAGAAATAGTTAACCCGACTATTACAATAGACTTAAACACGATTCAAGATAAAGCAATCGATAAACTATTAAGCATTGATATATTACTAACTACGGATAGTGCAACGTTCGGGGTAAACGCAAACGATATGCCTTACGAATATTCTTGGGATGACGATGACATTCCGACAATGGTTGACAAATGGATAAAACAATTTGAGGTATAATGGCATTAACATTAATAGCACGCCCGCAAGATATAACACCCGCTTATAATCCTATAAAATGGATTTTAGATTCCAACATAAAAAACTATGAAGGCTTTCGTTATGTGTTTAAAGTAAAAGACGGGTCGAGTAACATAATCGCTGAATATAAACTTTTGCCGACATACGGAACGGGATATGGCGAACAAGATTTATCTAAGCTGTTAAGTAATTATGTCACGTTTGATTTAGACACTACAAATACAAGTTTTTACCCTGCTCCAAATTCATATTATACATATCGCTTGGAAACGGGTGAAGAATATACGACTTTCGTAAATTACACAAACACGTTAGTAGATAGTTCAGGAAACGTAAGAATAAACGTAACGAATAGCTTTGTAGCGGGTGACCAAATAAACATCACCCAAGATGATGGTGGTATAGCAAATCCATACTTGGAAGGTTTATTTACTATCATAAGCGCAACGGGTTCGTATATC